TGCCTTAGCTGTATCTGATCCATGACCAGTTACACCGCCGACAGGAGCACGTTTCGAGTTTTCTGCGTTTTGTTTTAATACTTTCATTTCTGCCATAAGCTCTTGATTTTGTTGCATACCGTAGGATTGTGAAAGGTCCATACCGCTTTCTACTCTTGCCCAAGTATCAGGTTTGATTGACTCTGGTTTAACATCAGGGAAGTTGGCGTTGAAGTTGTTATACATGCGGTCAGACTGTTGTTGCGCTGTGTTAGCCTGTTCTCGCTGTGCTTGTGCCTTTTCCCTTGTGTTTAGTTCGTAGTCGCGCTTAACTTGTGCTGGAGTAAGACCTTGCTTCTCTGCTGCGCTGTCGAAATATTGATCCTGCAATGCTGTTATATAATCGTCTTCGCTCATGCCGTAGCTATCAGCAATCGCTTTAAATTTACTGTGTTGTGCTAGTCTTGGGTCGTTCTCGAAGGCCTGTAGTTTCTCAAAGGTTCGGTCATAGTTTTGTCCCTTTTGGGCAAGCGTTCTAACCTCATCTTCGGTGTAGTCTTTTTCTTCGTGTAAGAACTTGAGCTTCATAAACGCTGGTGTTTCGGTTACCTCTGCTTCTGCTGGTTTGGTATCCTCTGCTTCTGCATTGGTTTCCTCTGTGGCTTCTGGTTCGACTGTCTCCGATGTCTCTGGCTCTAAATCGAATACAACATCACTAAAGTCGTCTGAACCTCCGCCGATCTGGCATCGTCTGCGTTTAAGCATGGTGACTTAAACAAAGTAAAATTAAACATATAGGTCCTTCTTTCTGCCTTGGTGAGGCAAATCTTTTGCTTACTATTGGGCATATATAAAGACAGGACGTTTCAAACGACCTGTCGTAAGCTATCATGTTGAGTTGTTATTGCGGTTGCATGCTCTGTTTAATACCAGATTGCATTAACTGCATGAGTGCCTTCTGCTGTGACTCTGCAGGTAGCTGTTTAAGCTGTTGTTGTGTTTGTGGTGGTAGTGAATCATAGAAGTCTGCCATCTTCCCATCATTGCCCTGCTGTTGCTCTGCTTGTTGTTGCTCTTGTTCCTGCATACCTTGTTCCTGTTGGAATTGTTGATCTCCCTGCATTTGTTGTTGCACTTGAGCTTGTTGTATTTGTTGTTGTTCCATCATCTGTTGCTGTTGTATTTGCTTCTGCAGGTTTTCCTTAACTCTCTCTATGAGGTCCTCGTTCTTGTATTCAGTAGGAAGATTGTCTAAATAGTCTATCATTGTAAATAATGGGTCCTTCATGTTCAATAATTTATCCATCATTTCTACTTGTGCGATAGTTGAATAGTAAGAACTTGGCCCAACGTCACACTTCACATTCAACCAAAGCTTCTTTAACGTGCTAAAGTCGAAGTCAACCTTCTGTCTTAGCCCCTTTGATTTAACAATGATTGGTCTTGTACCGTAGTTTGTTGCCATCATATCTATAAGGATACGAGCAATGTCTTCTAGCCACTCATAGAGGTTACTGCGTGTGTTCTCCAGGGGTATGGCTGCTTGCCGTACTGTAGATGAAATAGCGGTACCGCTTGCCTGCTCTGGGTTGATGTTGCCAAGCGCAGCATCGTTGATGCCTAGCATCTCTTTTGTATAAGCAATGGCCATATCAATCACTTTAATGATCTCACCAGACATAACGCCTGGATTGAGTTGTCCTACATAGTTCATTATGCTTTCACCAGGACTAACACCACGAACACCGATAGCAGAAGCTACTCTATTAGTAGGCTCTGGCAATCGATCTGCATTATAGATGAGTTTAGGGAAGGCTGCGTTCATCAAGTGATACATAACCATAGCAAATTGCCTATTAATGTATATCTGGTTGGGAATGATGTCAGAACATAACGCTCGACCATGATATTGGTTCTCTTGCTTCTCCCATAGCATTCCTGCCACTGGGTAGTCACTCAAGCCTGTGTCAACGTCTTTATACATATAAGCACCCTCAGTACATTTGCTAGCCATGATGGTGTCTTTATCAGCGTCATAGGTGTAACAGATAACGTAGAGTGCTTTACCAGAAGCCTTACCGCTATCACTGAGTATTTCTACCTTAGCCATCTCGCCAGCTTCATACTGCCAATTGCTATCTGACGTAATCTTGTCTACCTCTTTTGAGTTCTTGTACTGCTGTGCTTCTCTTTGTAAGTTCTTTACCATGTCTCTACCGGTTACTAAGACGTAAGGTTGTGTGTACTTATCGATCGTAGGATTATTGGGATTGCCTAAGAATACGTTTGTTCCATTAACAAGCTCAAAGCATATCTCGCCTTTAACTTCACCGAACATTCCCCCATATGGTTTCTTGTTCATGTCAAAGTAGATATGAGAGTAAACATCACCCATCTGTGCCGCCTTAAACAATGCATCTCTTATGCGGTTATCCATCTTAAACTTCTCGAATAAGTTCTCTATCTCGCCTGTAGCTATGTCGCTTGTGTGCTGTTGGTCCTGCATCTCAGGGGTTTGCTGTTCTTCTTCTTCGGCAAACTCTAGAGGTTCAAGCTTAATGGCTGTCTTAGATGAAGTAATAGAAGCAACGAAGAATGTTATAGCCCTTTTAATGATGTTAAATACAGGCGTAGGGATGCCGTTATTCTCTACGTTCTTCCACTGGTTGCCGTTGTACATCTCAATGTTGATGTTGACCATATCGGAATAAGGAGGTTCAAGCGTGTTGTTGTACTTGCGTCCATCTAATAGCTTCTGCCAGTCGTCTGTATGATCGTAACTCATGAGAAGAACCCTCCCCAATACAGGACGGCAATGGTTATAACAACATCGCAAAGTGTAATAACTGCGCTGTGTTTGCTACTCCTGGCTTCTCCGTCCCTTGCTAGTGCTATACCTAAGCCCAACATTAGGTTAAGTAATACTAATATCTGTGGTATGCCAATGTACATTATTTATTAGCCCTCCTTCCTAATGCAACGTCCATATCAAAGTTCATTATGTTATCAAAGCCCTTACGTTGACGCTCAAGCTCTAACTCTTCTTGCTCTGTACGTTTGTCTAGGATAGACTTCTTAGCGTGTCTAAGGCCTACTGTGTACGCTGTGAATAGGCATAGAAAAAGAATCGACATGATGCCGATTCCTGCTAATATGTTATATATAATCATTTATTTGTCGCCTTTCTCATTAAAGGTTCATTGAATGCTTTACTTACGGTCCATCCTTTTTTTAATCTAGAATGCATGGTATTGTATTTTTTATTGTATTTTCTGCACATGTTAGATAGTGTGTTTGTTTCCCCATTGTATTCGATTAACACATTATCGCTTCTATTGTTTTCTTGTTCCAGCATGGTTGACCACCTGCAGTTATCAGGATCATAATTACCGCAGCTATCTATTCTATCTAGAGTAAGAATATCAGTGTATCCGTTATTATTTGCCCAATCCGCAAAGGTCCTTACATCTTTCCACTCATCACATATTGTTATTCCCTTAGATCCATAATATTTATATCCGATGTCCTTTATATTAGTGCACCTATTGTGCATGCATCTCCATATTCTAAATATCCTCGTTTTGCATAAACCGTGTTTTGGTTTACTAATTCTTTTGTTCCGTATACACCCACATGAAAGATTCTTATTTGTCTGCAGTTTGTGAATACTTTTAATAATTGTATTACCACAATCACATATACACTCCCACTCTGTTGACTTTCCAGGATTGTGCCCCTCAAATGATACTGCCGTTAGATTGCCAAACCTTTTTCCGGTAAGATCAATGAAGTTAGATGCATGTTTTCCAATAATTCCGCTCATAACAAAAACACCGCCTTTCGTGTTCGCCTTAATTTGTAAGTGGGAAGAGTACTAAGGCAGTACTCTTGTCGCGTTGCAATCACTATCCCACTCCTATATTATATCATGTTTAGGGTATAATATCGATAGAACAAGCATTGTGCTTACTCCAATGAGTGTGTCCATATGTTTCTCCCTTCTGTTTGATATAGTTCTATAAGGTACACCATTCGGTACGCTTATAGGCATTATGAGAATGTAGTAATACCAAGGTTCTCAGGGTTCGCTATGTGTACCATAAGGCTCATTAATGATTTATAGAACGTACCATAAATGCTATATACCTTTTACTACCATGCCCAGAACTCTTTCGGCATCTCCCTGCCTAGATCATTGATCATCTTATTATATCGTCCCTGTTCTGACTCCGGATCTACTTCAATAGGCTTAATCATTAGGTTAGCTCTCATGTAGTTACCTAAGCCAGTTAAACTATCGGCGCCGTCATCATGCTTGTTCTTGCCCATCTTAACATAGCTTGTTAGCTGGCGCATGAACTTGTCGTAATCAGATCCTATCTCGTAGTCTTTACGGAAGCACATATACTCTTTGTTGTACCCAGCGCACATAAGTATGCGAGTCTCTTTGTTTGTCGTGGCATTGCATGTTATGACTGAACAATAGCTCTTCTTATCTATCAGATTCGCTACGTTGCGGCTGTACTGGTAACCACCGTTGTTGCTCTCTATCTGCATGATCTGTGTCTTTGTATCTATGATCTGCTGTGCTACTAATGGCTCTGTCACTTCTACGCCATCTTGCGTAAAGACCACATTCGTTATATAGGTGTGCTCGCCAAAGCGCTTTCCTATCAAAGAACAAAGATAATCATCTCCCTTATCAGCTGTATCAGTAAAGCCTACTATGGCATCCGGTGTCTTGGTTGCTATGTCTGCCATAGTGAATCTATTAAGCTCTTCTATAGGATACAACAAGCCTTTAGACTCAATGGGGTGTTGCATGAACTCTGCTTCCCAAATGAAGTCCTCTGTGATCTTACGTAGTGAGTGATACTCTGCTGTTGTCTTAATCTCTGGACAGAACGTCTCTCCATCTGAGTTAAGTGCAGGTATGTTGATAACCTTCATACCTGGCTTATATGCTTCGCTCTCTACATCTGTGAGCCTGCCTATAGGATCCTTGCGGGTCCACCTTGTAGCTATGTGTATCTCAGGACAACCGCTCTCTAAACGTGACATATGCGTTGAGGTGTACCAGTTCCATACGTTGTCTATGACTGTCTCGGATAATGCTTCCTCAATGTTCTTAAGTCCATCGTCGAGAATAGCTAAGGTCTTACATCCAAATCCTGTAATAGGTCCACCTACACCAGCGCAGAAGTAGGCTGGCTGGGTGTTCTTATTGATCATCCAGTTATCTATAGCACCCTTGACAGTAATGTCAGGGAAGACCTTCTTATACTTCTCATTTGGCATGATGCCGTCTCTTATGTCTTTGGAAAACTTCTCCGCTAACTTGGCAGCGTAACAGTTTCTCATTATGCTACCGTCCGGATTACGTCCTAACATCCAAGCACAGAAGAGAGACGTTATATAACTCTTTCCTGCCCTTGGTGGCATTGACACGGCTAACTCTATTACCTTTCCGTCTGCTACCTCCTGAAAGGCATCTGCTATAAGTTTAAGATGGGGTTTGCCGATAGTAAAGAATAACGAGTCCATATATACACAGAAGTAATAGAAGTTACGCCTTGCTCTCTCAATTTGTACTTGATCAAGTGTTGGTATGCTTCGAGAGGATTTGTTCAAGCGTAATCAACTCACTATCTGTTAAAGCAGTAAGGCTATGCGTTTCTATTGGAGCGCCTTCTGGTCCGCTTATCTCTGTTGCCTGTATTGCCTTGCCATATGCTCTGTCTATAATCATCTCTGCTGCCTTAATGCGGTCAGAGTGTTTAGCTTCGTCATTGTTCATTATGTTTATAACTACGTTTAAAGCATCAAGTGATTTTGCCTTAGCTAGTTCCTTAAACTCCTTTGGCTCTTTTGGCCTGCCGTTGGGGTTTCCACTCTGCCCAGGCTTAAATGATGTATTATTCTTTTTTATCCCTGATTCTCGCCTGTTACTTGGCATTGTGTTCACCTCTCTATCCTAAATATACCGGACGATTATCAGTCATCATCCGACTAAACGTATCAAACACAGGGCTGTCCTCGTACCTCTGCATTACTCCTGCAATATCAGAACAAACTCCATGCTCCCTATTGAACTTTACACAATTTGCGCAATTAACTCTACTGTCGCTGTACTTATCCATATAATCCCTACAGGACTTACTGATAGCACTCACAATGTCCACCTCCTATATTTCTGTTTGATGTTTATATATCGTTTGAAGTCCGGAGATCTGAGTTTGTATTGCATCTAAACTGCTTCTCGCTGCTGTCCACTCTGCATCCGCTAAATCCATATCAAACTTCTTATCGCTTATATTACCCTTGGCTATATCCCTTATTAAGGTAATAGCTAGGCCTTCTATCTTTAATTTCATAATCTCAAGTGCAAACTCTCTTGTGTATGCCTTTTCTGCTTTTGCTTTTCTGTTGGCATATTTGAAGAGCTTTTTTGATCCTTCACTTAGTCGCTGTGTGGCATCGTAGATTTCCTTATTGATATTAACTAACTCCACACAATCAACTCCTTTATATTTGGGCATAAGGAAAGCCCCACTCATTTCAAGTAGGGCACACCTCTTATAGAGAATTATATCATGCTTGTCAACCTAATGTCAACTATGATATGATGTAATATTTAGATAGTTGCTCCCCAAATATACACAGTAGGTTTGCATCCCTTGTTTGATTTCTTAACATTGGACTTACTACCACCGCCTGGAACTATAGCCCCCGCCATCGCCTTATATGGTTCCTTATACATCAGATCCCCTATATGATGCTTTCTATAATCTTCCCATCGTTGATCCTCTGTCATGGAGAGGAACTGGCTTGCCCAAGTTCCCCTTATTATGTTCCTTGCATCCTTAGAAGCTTCCTTAACAACTTCCTTTTCTATCTTATTAGCTATCTCTATTATTGTTATCTCAGGCTCTATATAATATTGTCCTATTGCACATACTTCCTCATGTAAACATTCCTCGCATAACCATCCGTTCGGGCACTCTCTCTTTATCTCTTCCATCTCTATTCCTCCTACTTACAGGGTGAGTAGCCGCATGCATAACACAGAGCGCATCCACCCTCAGGTATCATCCTATTTCCGCATTCTGGGCATATATTTTTATTCATTGTTTTCCTCACTCATCCCATTAGAAACACTTATCAATATGCAGGTCATGAAGCCTACAAGACCCCCAACGACTCCCCCGACAACTGCGCTAAATAAATCCAAAAACATTATTCATTCCCCCTATTTCTCATTAATGACTCCATAGCCCCCACGGCCACCGCTGCAACATGGGTTAATTCCTTGAGTAGATTCTCATACCCCCCTTCATTCTTCTTCGTTGCGTTGTTGAGGTATGTCTCATTTACTGCCTGGCAATACTCACCGTACTCTTCTCCCAGTATCCCTACCCATGCTTGTTGAGCGTGGTTTTGTTGCCCCCATTTTTCATCCTGTCTGTTGCGTTCTGCATCTACGAGTTTGAGCGCTGAAATCCTTATTAGTACATCTGCTACTATCTTGTATTCGATCTTCTCTTTCCAATTAGAATGACTGGTATATGAGCAAGCAGCACACTTTTCCATACACTTTTCATCATATTCATTTCTCATGTAAACGCATTTTTCACAATCTCTTTCCATCCTCTAAGCCCTCCCTTTATTTACACATGTTCTGCATGGCAGTAATTCCTTATTGTGGAAACGAAAGCTACACTCGCTACACTCTATTTTTATCATTTCGCTACCTCCTCAAAGTAATCCTCAGATCCCGATATTTGGCACTCTATAAATGCTTTTTCTCCAAGCACACAGGAATCTTCGTAATCTCCACAGCTTACATATTCGCGTATTAGTTTTATACAGTTTTCACAGCTATGCTCCATCATTTCGCTACCTCCTGTTGAGTTGTTGTTCTGTTGTTATACGGCTGTGTGATCTTTTGTCCTTCTCTGATTGCCTTCCAGTAGGCTGGATATAAATTCTCAGCCCACCCCTCCCAATATCTCTGCCATGCTACTGATTTATGAGGACTGTTCTTGCCTAAATTGTGATGCTCTAGGCATAATGTTGTTAAATTTTCAAGGTCATTTTTTCCACCATGCGAACGAAATAGTATGTGATGATGGTTCGTGTTATCTGAGTAACAACCTGGGTGTTGGCATTTCTTGTTGTCTCTCTTATCTACCTGTGTATACGCTGTAGTTTGTGTTGTTGGTGCTTTCCCTTTTCTATGTTTCTGTTGTCTGCGTCCTGACTTCTTCGGCAAGGCGAGTGAATCCCAAAATAAGTCGTTTTGCTCTCTTGTTTTATCCGCTTGTTCCTCGAATAGATGTACGACTGCCCTTCGTTTATGATTCCACTTACTCTTTCTCTGTAGGGACATTTTAGCTCCCCCTTATTGTTGTTGTCTTATACCAATTTGAGGATTAAATCGTACTTAAGTTCTAGTAACTTACGCTTAATTAAGAAGGACTCCTTCTTAGCTGTGGCAGGCGATTTCACGTCCTCATACTCGATTGTTCCGTCTGGATATTCAATCTTAAAATCTGCTATATATTTTATTGCTATGATCTTTTTTCCGTCTTTTCTCCTGTACCCTTCTTGGAGTATAAATTTAGGTTGGCATGTGAACTCCTTAACTGCCCCTGCCCTTTTTAATAGCTTTAATTCAGAGTAGCGAGCACCTTCTTTTTTACTATCGAAGGTGATTCCGTCCACCACTGTTTTGATTGCTCCGTACTTGCTCCTTG